ACTTCATCGCAGAGTGACTCAACCCATAGAAAAAGTATCCGAACAAAGTAATGGAAAGCTGGTTCAAAAATCCCAGCGAATTATTTCGTTCAGATAGAATTCTTTCCTTTTGGCCGAATGCGAACCAGACACCAGCAGAACGAATCAACGCCAGCAGTCGATTCGTGATTTATCTTTCGTGTATTTTGTATCTCATCAAAAGAGACCCAAGGATACTTGTGTTAGGAGCCATGGTACTTGTGGCACTTTTTTTATTGGACAAAACCGGTGTCATCAAGGGTGGCTACGGTTCCTTTAGTTGCCAAATGCCAACCAAAGACAATCCTCTCGGAAACGTGATGCTCACAGACTACGTGGATGACCCGGATCGACCACCGGCGTGTTATTATCCCACTGTCGAAAGAGAAGTCAAGGAGAATCTCGATAACACGGTTGAGTTTTACGTGAATAGATCACGTGGTCCAGCACCCTCTGTTCAAAGAAGGGCTTTTGCTCGACAGTTCATCTCGGCACCCGTGACGAGCATTCCTGGTGATCAGACTGCATTTGCCGAGTGGCTCTATGGCAAAAAGTTTTCACCACTGTGTCGAGACGACCCGAGTCAATGTGATCCTAATTACTGGGGAGCACAGACCGAGGCGTACTCTGGTTTCGATCCGGCGAACAACCCACGTGGTGGGAGAGGTGGACACGGGAGATAAAGAACCAAGTGGGTGAAGTGCGGAGCACGAGCCCACTTGTGACCCAGAATTTGAGCAGCTTCGGTCTTCGACCTCACTGCTCGGTTTAAGAACCAAATGGGTGAAGTGCGGATCACGAGCCCACTTGTGACACAGAACTTGGTTTATAAAAACATTTGCGTCAAGTAAATGAACAAGTCGATTCTTTTGTTTCTTCTTGCGTGTATACCAGCTAGACTCCTTTTGGCTTGGTACTCGACAAAGGTTCCTAATTTGATGCTCTTTGGTCTTGTTTTATTGGCTGTGTCTCTGTCGTTCTTGTATCTGTACTTTACCGGTGGTCGTCTTCAGGCCCCAGAGGCGGGAGGTGTCACGTGGTGGGCGAATTACCGCCTCATCATCGGTCTATTGTATCTAGCGGCTGCAATCTACGCGATCCAGGGCAAAAGGGACATTGTCAAAGTTCCTCTTTTAATGGATGTGGCACTTGGACTCTTTTTGTTTTACAAGAGGCACTTTTAGAACCGAGTGGTGAAGCCACTCGTGACCGGGCTACAAGTGGGTCTGTGCTCCGCACTTCACCCACTTGGTTTATTAAAGGCATTATTCCCATTCTAACGAGAATGCAAACATTCATTGATGAAGAGTGCAAGAAGATCAACTCGACCCTTGAGGACTACAAGGTACTCCGTGATAACATCAATTTGAAATACGAGTCCTCCACGACACTTCGTGATGCGTTGTACACGTTACGAATGCGAGCGAATGAAGACCAGCAAAAAGCTATTGATGCTCTTGGTGAATCGTTTCGAGAGGATACGGACATGAAGAGTATGGTTGAAAAGTACGAAGCTTCAAAGCCTGCTCTCCAAACATTCTATCGTGATCTCGAAGACTCAATGGCCAAGATGTTTCGAGTCTACGGTGAGTTGCACTTGGCACTTGGTAAAAATGGGCCCGTGAAATTGAGGTTCGTACCTGATGTCGAAAATCAACTAAAGAGACTCACGGATTCGACACCCATTCCATTTGAGAATGAGACGTCGCCATACGAAGGTAACACAGGTGGTGCTTCTTTGGATGGATTCACACTCCAGTGAGGTTGGTTTTTAAAAACTTCTAAGATACTAATAATGGCAGTCAGGCCTGGTTCATACACGCTTCAGCCCGGTCTCACACAGATTGATCGTCAGGCTTTTCCACAAAATTGCGCCTATGGAGGTGATCTTCAAGGCGCTTTTCCTCATCCACAGCCGGGATCCCAAACGTCCCTCGGATACTCGTGTCGTCCGAGCACGATGGAATACGGAACGGCTCCGTATATGGCTGGCAAAGGAGCACCAGGTCACCTCATCGACATTGACGACAAGCTCCGCCCTCAGTCCACAAAGAGGTTTGGCAAGGTGCTTGTCGAACCGTTTGCCAGAAACCTCTTTCCTCTCGAAGACTTTCATTGTCTCGGACCCCAGCGGGTCATGAAGACGGATCCGATGAGCACACGTGCCCAAGTCCAAAACGGAATGTTTCAGAAGAGATATTGCGGGGCGCCAGAAAGGAGCAAAGTTTAAAAAAGTCTTCTTTAATTAGTCTAAAAGAACCAGGAGATCCAAATCAGAGGGCTCATGCCCTACCACCACTTTATCAAGGCGCAATTTTTATGTGTCTTGATAAAAAGGATGGCTGATCCTCTGTCTATCGCCGCCATATTGGCACTTGTGTACGCCGGTAGAAAATTCTCCAGTGGACAAGAGCTTGAGCCCCCAACAGAACCCACAGAACAGGAACCCCCGGTTCCATCAGAAATGTTCGAATCCATGTCGAGAATAACACGCCAATATAATCAACCTGGTATCCCAGATGTTCAAACGGATCACAAGCGAGAACTTCCCAGTTTTGCCGACACTATGATACAAAACACAGCCGGTGAACCAGTGCACGACTTTTCAAATCGCATGTGGGTCTCTGGCAAAATGAACAATCTCGGGCCGGCTCCAAAACAATACGTTGGCAGGGGTCTCGGTCTCGATCCCAGTGTCCCGGCGGCCGGTGGATACCAACAGTTGTTTCGCGTGAACCCAAACAATGTTGGGGCCTATCGTTTGACGACGCTCCCGGGTCGCATCAATCCAGGAGGTGACATCACGGGTGGTCGACCCGGTCTCGTCGGTGAACTCACGCACTTTGCTCCTTCGAAGACTGCGTTTTTGCCGACTCGGTACCCGAACGTCCCTGGACGAGCACAGGGACAAGGCGGTGCCCTCACAGGCGTCGAGGTTCGCCAGGAATACGAAAAGACAAAGCGAACAACAAATCGTTCCGAGACTTCGTATCGCGGTGACGGATTGGAGTTTGCACCAGCCAAGGCCACCGTGCCCGGAGCCGCGGTTCCTCAGGATCCCACGAGGAACAAGGGTGATCTCAACGATCAACAGTTTTATCACACGGATAACCCCCAGCCCGGCATTCACAGTTTTGTCGGTGGATTCACAAACACTGCCGAGGCGAGACTCCTCGAAGGGAGACGTCCAGCTGGTGGATACTCGAATCAGGAACTCGAGGCGTTTGGTCTTCGTGGCAATGATGATCGCCGATCGAAGAAAGATCGCCCCGGAAACGCAGGCCGAATGAACGTCCGAAACGATCCCTTGAAACAAGTTGGTATCATGACGACAGCCAGGAGTGATTCCAACCGATACGACTTTTACGAGGGACCAAAGAATGGAGCATGGGGAGCTCAGAATTACGTCAAACCGATGTACACTGATCTGAACCCTTACAAGGGCAATCAGAATCAAATGGATTTCAATCTCGTGAATAGACAGTTGGCGAAGAATCCATTTGCGCACTCGTTGTCTGGGTGAAAAACCGATTGTGACACCAGGCTACCGCACGCTAGTCACTCGGTTTTAAAATTCCTCGTTGACTTTAGATGGAAGAACTCGTCATCGAGTCGCCACACGTGATCCTCACGACGCCACTGTACAATGTCACGAGGATGAAACTCGTCTCAGGTAGGATCCTAAACAACCAATTGCTCATCAATGAATACAACAACACCTTTGTCGTAAGTGGAACCGAATATCAAATCCCCCTTGGAACGTACAAGAGTGGAAAGGACCTCGAAACGGCTTTCAACTCTGCGAGTTCAGGTGTCACATCCTCATACGATTCAAACACAAATGCTCTTTCATTCTCGGGCGATTTTGAACCAAACCCGTGGTTGGCGACGATCCTCGGGTACCCCGGGGGTCAGGTGAATCTCGAGGGTCCAGAGTACATCACGTTGCGAGTGACCATTGGAAAAGATATTCTTTCTCAAAAAGTTCAAGTTGGTGACTCTGATTGTCACCACCTCGGAAAGATTCTCACGGGGCCCATTGGTGAGATGATTCGTTACACGAGTGCGTTTGATACTGTTGAAATGGAGACACAAATCAAGAGTATCCAGACGTTGTCCATTGACTTTTTGAATCCAAATGGGACTGTGTATCATGTATCCCAACCGTGGATTCTAAAGTTTCATCTGAGTTGTTCCACTGATAAGTTGAGTGTCACTTCGAGAGACACCGCGTCTGAGAGCGTCCTTCCGCCACAAGTTTTGTGGACACCTGATAACAAAAAGTTTGTCTTGACTGCTGCCTTTGCGTTGCTCGTTCTTGGGCTGATGTTTTTGTTGATGAGGTAAAGAACCAAGTGAGAACCGGGCCTTTGGCCCGTCACTTGTGACACCCGGGAATCCAAATTCAGGGGTCTTCGACCCCGAGAAGTTGTCTGAAGAACCAAGTGGAGTCGAGGGCGAAGCCCTCTTCACTTGTGACCCCTCAAAGTTGTCTACTTAAAATCCGTCTCCTCTTCAAGAATCACTGTTGGAACCTTTTTCCTCCTGATTGGGACAAGAAGCGCTGGGACACACTTGGGGGTGGTGATTTCGTCATCCGATTCGAGTGTTCCAGTGGATGAATCTTCATTGTCCGAGTCATCCGAGAGTCCAATTGCCGAGTACATCTCAGACTTTGAGAACCCCTTTGGAGCAATCTTCTTCAGTGATTTGCATTTCATGCATTTCACAAAAAATATTTTTGAACAACTTGGAGGGCGGACGTATGTGAAACCAAGTGACGAGCGGGCTACAAGTGGGCTCGCTTCACTCACCCACTTGGTTTGAAGAACCCATCTTGTCAACCGCCGCCTTTAAGAGCACCTCTGTTGGATTCTGGGGTTCCCATTCGTCCCACGTATCAACCGCCTGATGGACATCATCAACGAGTTGGTTCGAAGGTCCTGTGTATCTCACAAAGGGGTCGTCATCATCGTCAACCTCTTCGATGTCTGATTCATCTGAATCTGATCCTTGCAACTCGGGAAACATGGTTCCAATGTGTTTCCCAGTGACGTTACGAGCCGCGTATTTCATTCCATATTGGACATCTTGTGCTGTGATTGTTCTTCGGCCGCACAACTTCACGTACTCGCCGGCAACGATGATAGACCCCTCGAGGACAGGTGTCAGCAGATCCATTGCAGTCTTGATTATTTCGCTTTCCATTTGGTATCCTGAAAGTTTGAAATTGAACAATTCCTACGCAACTCAATAAGTGTTGTTGTCTACGAAGAGAACACCCGCGAGACCATTCTGAACACGAAGGATGTTATAACTCTTTGCGTAGATTCTGATACTACGCTCTTCTGGGTTCTCCGAAGTTGTGAGATACACATTCTTGTTGTAAATGCGTGACATGTTCACTTGACCAGTTGGAAGATGATTTTCGGGGTCGATGGCAAAAGAGTAACAATAGGCGTAAATCTCCGGGACCCTGGTGTGATGATTCATAAACTGGAGGATACTCAGATACAATTCGTCTGCGATGACATCTGAAATGATCGTTTCACCGTTGAAGTCGAGACGAAGACTCTCGAGTTGATCACCGTTAATCCAAGTGTTTTTGAAATTGAACCAATCATTGTTCTGGAGGACCGAACGATCCTGAATAACAATGAAGAGCTCTTTTGTCGGATTGATAAATTCAAGTCTCATGGGCCACTGTGTGACACCCGGTGGGATTGTATCCTGAAACTGTTGAATTTGCGTGATGACGTAATCAATCTTGGCGTTTTGAATGAGTGAAATTTCGTCGTCGCCGAGAAACACGTACTCGACTGGAAGAGAGGCTTGGAGGGGACTTGAAGCGCGAATATTGATCGCAGACAGGGTGGGAATGGAACCGATAAAAAACCCAGGATAGTCACCGACAATCATAAATTGCGTCAAAGATGAAGATACCCATGATGTGAAGGCTGGAACCGGCTCAGAAATGCTTCCATTCGTCACCACAGAAGTATTTGCTGTAAGTGTCCCTTGTAAAAGAGCCACAGGCGTTGGACTCGTAATTGGAGTTGAACCGTCCAACACGTAATAAGGCCCTGAACCTGGAAGATCTGTAAAAGTTGCTGGTAACTCGAGGCGAACGAGCGAAGTGTCATTTCCTAGAACAAAATACGTTCCGAGCAAAAAGTCATCGACGCGATTCACGGCCGTGTACACATTGGACCCGTGATTGATGATGGAGACACTTGGGGACCCTGAAAAGGTCACGACGATAATGTCACTGGTGGTTGTCACAGCCACAAAGGATGAAGCTCCGTCACTCTCGATGGATCGAAATTGATATCCAGTGACACCTGGGACTTGCGTAAAGGCCCCAAAGACGCCGACAGAAGAGTACATCATTGGTGTCACGCAGGGCGCCGATGACACGGCGACGACAATTGATGAGGTGTCGGCTACGTCAACGCACTTGAATGTCGCATCGGGTGTCACTGTGATTGGGATCAGCGAATTGTTATTGGCATTAAACACGTGAAAGGAGTTTCCGGGACTCATGAGCGAAAAAAAGTTTTCGTTGAGCCACTTGACGGATGAGAACCGAAGTGACGTGATTGAAAAGGGTTGCCACGAAATGAGTTCACCCGGTGTCGGAGTCCCATAGGCCACGAGTTGCTCCAGGGGTCGGAGTTTCACGTGGACTTCAACTTCTTGTCGTGTCAAGGCGCAGAGTGGAATCGCGAGACTGTCCGATCGATTGAAATAAAAGGGCAAGGGGACAATGAGTGTTCTCGGATACGGTCCGTAAAAGGGTGCTGTGAGCACTGGATCTGAACTCGCGGGACCGAGACCACCGAGCCCGTTCTTCGTGTCA